CGATAATAGCTTTATTTTAAAGATTCGCCACTAATAAATTAGTGCGTAGGGATTGCCAACAAAAAAGCTGGCGCGTGCACAAAACAATGCACATTATAGTCCTCACCTGCGGCTGTGAGGATTTCCACGTCTGCATAAGAATTAGCATTCGTGGCGGAAGTAGTGGAAGCCGATAACTCCGCCGTCACTTCCACATTCATAGTATCGCGACCTTCGATACCTTGACCAAGTGGACTACGGGGGTTAAAAGCCCTAACTGCCGAGACGAAAGGGATATTAACATCCAAATGGGCGCTCAGCCCTGGATTTGTCATTATCCCGCCCAATTGAAGCCCACGCGACGCATCTCGCCATGCCATCAAGTTCTTCGATCGGAGTGCCAAACCAGCACCCGTTAACGACGAATTATAAGCCTCATACCACGTACGGCGCGCGCTTGGAGTGGCAGGTAATGCATCAGCATTACGGGAGATGCCCATTGGCGCAACGGCCATCCCTGTATTATTGCGCACAAACCCATTCACTTTCCAGCGCACTGAGCCTCGAGCCAACGCAAAGGCCGTAGACACATACGTCATAAAAGATAATCCAGTGTAATTGGCATATTCATTTGTGGCACCCGTTGCATCAAGAGCGCCGGAGGCGTAATTGCCCAAAGGATAACCAGGCACCGGCAAATAAGCTGGTAGTACCATTTTACCAGCTTGCGATAAGGTAGTGGAGGTACCATTTGGTGGTGTAAATGCCGTCGTGTACTCAACCACATACCTCTTCATCACCTGACGAAGAGACGATATGGCATCACCCCCAGTCAAATCATATGCTTGAGGAGAAAATGGGGTGGCAGCACCATCCATAGCAAGCACATTCCCCGAAACCCGCGGGACCTGTGGCGAGTATAAAACCATGTCCTTCGCACTAATCTCCAAAAGAACATCCACCGGCGTATTATCCGCCATACCGGATAGTGCACTCATAACTTCACAAACGACGACACCATTACAGATAGTCGTTGAGGCGGCACTTGCGCGCACAGCAAACGTGGGCTGATTGTCATAAGTGTTAACCACCCCCAGAGCATCAAAACCTGCCATATCGCGCACATTCGTCCAAGGCACCTCAATGGTTACAGTATTCGTCTCTGCTAGATCTAGGACCACAGAATTCACAAGACCAAATGGGGGCGCAAGAGCATATCCTGCAGGATTTGGTTCATTGTAAATTCGGAGTCGCCCCTTATGATAAGGCGAAGCCACAACAGTAAATTTATAAACCATTGTGCACCGCCAATACTGTGCTAATGCCGCCGCAAAAGCACAGGGTAGCATACACACATGGGTTCCAGTGATAAATGGCGACCCAGTATTAATCGTGGCTTTTGTGTATGTAGACACATTAGTTTGATTGGGCGTCACCACAGAGCCCAAGAGAAAAGAACCTCGCGCCTTGGCACTCGTCCAACTCGCTGATAAGCGAAACGCTTGGCGAGCCGCCAAAGTAGCCAACACCAGTTCATCCTCCCCATGCACCCCAAGCTCCTGGCCGCCAAGGGTGTGCTCAGCGGAAGCACTCAAAGAGAGCGTCTCACAAGTATCAGATAAATCGTAGTTGGCGAGTTGAAAGGGAATCGCACGCACGTTGGACGTGTTTTCCGCCAACATAGGTCGAGAAAACCCCAACATCGCAATGGCTGATAAAACCCGCGGCGACCATTCGGCCGCAATCTCTGTAGCCTTAGCAGTAGAGCGTATGATCTTCTTCACCACATTAGCAGCTTCCTGCATAGTATAACCTTGGGGTATTGCAGTGGGTACATCTATCACCACATTCTCCATATGGGCGTAAAGCTCAAAACTAACGGCATTAGTACCACCATTGGCATGACGCAAAATGGTGAAACTTTCCATATGCAACGTACCCAGTTTGGAAAAAATCTTAGCCCCGAGTTCCAGCCCTGGCAATGGACTCATATATGGAATTCGCAACTCTCCACCTGAGTCTAGACACGGGTTAACATAAAAACCCGACAACTGAGACATAACAATTTTGAGGTTCGTAGACTGGTCAGTCGACTCGGTGGCCACAGCATGGTTGTACACTGGGTCTCCTAACGACGATACCATAGGGTGCGGGCGGTAGCAAATTCGCAACACCCCATAGTGCATGGGTGAACCATTCACTACCACACGCACCACCAAATCACCCCGCAAACGAGAGTAATAAGAGGTGCGAGCTTGCACCTCATATAAAGAGAGAAAAGCACTCCAGGGGTCAATTGACCCATGTAGTGCATTACCCACTGTCCAGTTGAAGTTATGGATTAAACGGGGTCGAGACAAAAATTTTGTGATATTACTATCATCATGCACCACTGGCATAGCACCCGCACTCAACTCCCCCACAACGTCAGTGGCGGGGGCCACAAAGAAAGAGTCCATGACCACTTTCTCAGGTGTCACGGACTCAGATGCAACAGACGTCTTAGTTGAATTGTCCATACTCTCAGAAATATCTCGTTTTGAATCCATATATTTAAATAAGTAGTAAATACCACTCGCACTCTTTCGAGCAAGAAAAGAAGAAAAACACACACGCGCAAGAAACACAATTTTTATTTTCTTTATTAATTTAAACACGCAACACACACTCCTAGCTAATTTTTATATTTTCTTTAATTTACCACATATCTATAACGCACCCAGTATCGAGAATAGTATCAGGATTTGCGTCACTAGATAAAATATCCACGTACGTGGGGAGCATGCGATCAGCATACTCATCCATACCCTCCCCAGCAAGAATAGACAACTTGCTAACACACAACGCTCGTAAACGACCAAACTCCACCGGCCCCACTTCAGAGCCGTATTTTGCTGCATGTGGGAAATACAACCTCAGTGCCGACTGAAGTGTACTACATCGCGCCTCAAACGTAGAAGTATGTTCGAAAGCTAAAGCTTTACGGATAGATGTAAGGGACACCGCTCCAACTCGATACCCAAGTTGTGGCACGAATACATCATCACATTTCAAGAACGCAAGCTCTTCCTTGTGGTAATATGGTGGTAGATCGCCTGCCGATTTATCAGCAGGCCCATAACGCATACCGAATAGGGCCGCTGTCTTCTGAACATCGATGTTGGTGATACTGTACACGCCGGCACTCTGCCGCACAGCTCCGATAACATCATCTCCATAAGTACACAATTTCACAGAAGCTGCGAAATTAGTGACACTGCTTCCTGCGAGAACCGTGGTCAAATGCTTGTTATTAGAGTAGAAAGCATAGCGGTGGAGGATGGCGTTGACACCCGAGTTAGCATGCGTAGTCGATGCAACACCCGAGGGATTAGACCCATCAACTGCAAAGGCCTGGCCCAAAAAGATGTAAACGGGATGGCTGAGATTCTTTCCGAGCGCATCAAGAATACACAATTCTCTTTCACCCCACCCCTCATCACGGGCGAGGGTATTAATGGTCTCATAAAAGGACTCCAACAAGCGCGAGTGCACAGACAAGTCAAAGCCGCTATAGTCCCCCCCCAAACGATTCTCTGGATGGTAGGAATCCATATCAGAGAAAAGGTCACTCCACTCCCTCGAGAAGACGTTAATGCCAAGCTTACATTCGTAATCACGTTTACCCTGAAGACGAACCAAGAAAGGCATAATATATCGCCGAACCAGCAAATTGACTGCTATAGTGCCAACATAAAAGGCTCGAATCTTCGTCTTCTCGAGGCCAATCGCTTCGTCTTTAAGAGCAGCGCGAAATATAGCAAGGTTCACTCCACCGGTAGCCAATTTTTCCTCTAAATCCATAACCTCAGCCAACAAAGTTTCATCTGGATAGAAGTTAATACGGCCAGGCACCACAAAATCACTTGCACCCGGGTGATACTTGCCGCACTCAGGATTGGTACAAGCACGCGTACAAGCGCGGACCATGTATTTCTCCTTAGACCCCTGACGCCCAAACCCACTTGCTGTGTCCAGCTTGAAGGAGGGCAGGAATTCGTCCTTGTTACATGCTTCAAATAATGAGGCGGGTCGCACACGTATATCGCGCAACATTAGTTGAAGTCCACACGTGAAGTCATCGGCTGCCAGCGCCAATATTTCTTCGCAAAACAAGTCCTTTTTGAGATTCATCGCCCTAACTGGATTTGCATAATGGTCAATATGAGTCGTCGCAACAGGGAAGCGATGACGCAATGGGCCCAAAATTACATCCAATTCGGCACTCTCATAAAACATGCCACGAACCAGATTAGAACGAAAAGTGTTCAAGGAAGCAACATTGCAACCCGCACTGGGTCCAGAATTCTTCTTTAGGACTCCCAGCGAATGCACATAGCTCCCTTCCCCCTCGTCCTGGGGTAACTCTTTATGAACATCAAAAGCGTCCAAGTCCATATCGCGTGGCTGTCCAAATAGACGTGGAGCTACACTTTGAAAGACTGCATGCGTAAAGTGCTCAATGGCAGCAGAACACGCCTCTTGAGTAATAGGAGTGAACACATTCATAGATTCTCCAGCCACATTTGCTAGTCCAGAGAGCACTCCAGCTATAACAGACACTCTGCCAGAACCCACACGTGCACTCAACACAAGATGGGAGCCACAATCCCCACGGCGAGTCACCCCCCAAGGTTTAAGGGCCAAAGTCACACAGGTCAACGGCCCACCTTTAAAAGGGAAATCCACCAAAATCATCCTGGGTGGCCCAGACATAAGCATAGTCTGAGTTGTTAAAGAGCCAGAAGGATCTTGCCCGCCATTGAGAACAGCATCAGGCACACGAGTCAAAAGCAACGCTGCTTCATCAATTGGAACCCTTGACCCTGGAACGGACAACATATCCAACCACTCCTGGGGGATAAAATCTTGCACAAAATCTGCCTCCTTGGGCCCCATAATGCTCATAAACGCAAGATCACTCCTCTTGTCTGGCACAAAAATATGCGCCGGTGTTATACAAAAGGCTTGTCCTTTCGTGGCAGTATGACGAAACATCACAAGATTTATAGTGCGACATCCATCATGCAACAACGGAGCCACTATGTGGTAATTGGTAGCATAGATCCCAGTTCGCACTGGGAGCAAAACACCTGCTCCAACCGCCGACCCGCAACTGAAGACGGTATACACACCCTTACGTCTTGTAGCGTCACGCAATTGGGAAAATGTGCGTGTACGCGATGGATGGGCGATTTTATCGGTTGGGATAAAAGCATCCTCAACAGCACCCGTACGCATTTCAAAGCTCACAGCACTCTGTGGAGTGGCCAACAATGGCTTGCGGCGCAATAAAGCCCACACAGCAAATGCAGCCAACGACGCAAACGCAAGCTTATGGCGCAACAACAAAGGCGTAGCCTGGGCGCGTCTCCGGCACAATATAGCCATAACCAATAAGGCCAAACATGCCATATGGAAATAAAAATTCCACACCAAAGCAAGCAAAGCCAAAAACAATGCCATCAAATGCAAACCATATCGTGCCCAAAGCGTTCCAGTGGCGCGAGAGAATAGCCACGACGCCAAACCTTGCGCAAAGGCAGAAAAGGTTGGCACGTACGATAGTAGTTCAAGCTGGCGAGCCCTTATGGCATCCCGCCAACCGACAACAGCATCGCACACTGGAATTGAAAGTGGAGCGAACCCTTGAACCTCAATCGCAGAAGCCGAAACCAATTGCGATCGCAACGCCTCCATTGGAACATCAAGGTAAGGCCTGTGAATCTGACCAACTCGCAAACGATCTTGTTGCTCAAAATGCACTTTCATCCTGCCCACCAACAAGTCAACCAGGTCCAAGAGTGTAGCTTCCTCCGGAAACGGCACATCAACCCAATAAAAGGGCTCTGCAGAATTATTAGGGTTCTTACGTGCAAATCGAAGCTTAAAAGACCACAAGTCCGGCACCAGAACGTTGGCGGGAACTTTAGACGGGTCCAGCATATGGGAGCCCGCCATGCGGTACTGCTCACGTACAACAGGCAAAATGAACAAATTAATGCGCCGCAATACAGATATAGGCTCATTGGAGTGCAACGTTGCATTCAAATCAGGGACATTTGATGTGATAAAGAGCAGGAGAAAATTCCAGTACAAATTGCCCTTGCTACCAAGATCGGCCATATTCAGCGGCGTGCAGACATTGTTCACCATCTCTATAATGGGAGCAGTGGGATTAGCAATAGTAGTCCCCTGGGATGCCTTAGGGTTTCCAACATCATCCATGATACAAACCTCATGGTCCAATCTAGCCCCAGAAGCATACTTATCCGCAGAATTATGCTGGAAAATCCTATCAGGTGGCGTAGGACGTCCAAACTTCTCTTTCGACAGGAATCCTATCAACTTGTGGAGAATATCGGATTTACCTATCCCACTTTCGCCCCATATCGTTATAGAAAAAGGAGCGACACGCCACTTACCAATTTGATCATGTAAAACCTCGGAACGTATCGCGGACATCTTGGGCCATACCCGCGCAACGTTGGCATCACCAGCGTTAACCAATTCCCGCATCTCGCAATAAACTAGTTCCATATCGCGTACAAAAGAATCACTAGTGACATAATAGTCATTGGGATAGACGCCACGAATATGCAATGCATGAGCAGTTTGTATATCTACAAACCGTGTATACAAACTATCCCCCCGCCCAACCAAAGCGGACAGCGAACGAGCTGCTATGGCCGCAGTGACTGCTGCACAGACAATAGGCAACTGTTTGAACGCCAACAACACGACCTCAGACGTGCTTGTAGGAACAGGTACCTTTGAAACGTACCTGAAAAGTGCGGTCGCAACACCAGAAGCGGACAGCGACTTATCTGCCATCTGTGTGTAGGCGAAAAACGCTCCAGATAATACCAAAACACCATGCAGCACCGTGCCTGGTGCAAGTTCCATAGGCAACGCACGCATAACATCTTCCATAAAGCCCTGCGGTATACCTGAAAAAGAAACAGGTACCCTTGCACCAGACCAAGTTTGAAAAACGCTCCCAAAGTTCAAAGCCCCTAAAAGGGCTATCACCGCAGGGTGAGAGAGCACGTGCAAGACAAAGTCTTGCGCCGTAGCCATATCAAAACCAACGCGGCACATCTCGGCGACAACCCGTGAACAAATATACTTCACACGGTCAGCGGAGGGAACAAGCGACAACGAGTAACATTCCGAGACAACCCGTGGAACCAAATGCCAATGAGCCTTACAAAACTCCACTAGCTCGGAAGTAGCACCAGAGCCGACTATCTCAGAAAAATCGGACCAGGCACTAACGCCCGGATAACTCTGGGGCGTAAAAGAATCTGCCTTCACTGGATCAACCAAAACTGGTTCATAAACCCTCGCACTGTCATATATCGCAGCAGCGCGAGCTCGCTCCGCTGCAAACATGCGTCCCCAATTCTGATTTAAGTCCGAAAGATCCCACGTCAATTGAACGTAGTGATTGAAAAATAAAACCAGCGGACCACCAACTCCATCCACACAAATCTGTGCAGCATCAGATGGCAATACACGCATGGCCGCCTTCATCATTCGCTTACGTTGGCCACCTTGCTTAGAACCAAAGTACAAGTTTGGATACAACCTCAAGCGCAACCGCTCAAGGATGTCTTTCAACTCGTCAAGATAACTACCACGAACATCGCGGGCCGCAACGCGGCGACGCGCTTCCTTGGACCCCGACTCTTCAATATGGGCACCAACACGCTCCTTATAAGAGGGCCACGACTCTTTCTTTTCCTTTCTAAAGACGCGATCAGCAACAACAACTGTGCCATCAGATAGGGGGGTCGAAAACTGACCCTTCTTGACAAAGCCCACTTGAACCTCTCGCGGAGGCACCACCTTGACAACAAAATCATGGGGCGAGAATTCTTCACGAGTATCCAACTCATCGAAGAACTCTCTTTCCACTCCAGCAACTTTATCATCACGATACTGCTGCTTAGAAGTGGACTTCTTCTTACCACGGGCTCTCGAACGAGCCTCTGCGCGATTAGAATTTTTATTAGAATACGAATTTTTTGTATTAGGCCTCATTTCGTATTTAAAAGTAGCTTAAGCCACTCGCACTGGGATTCTCCCAGCCAAATATCAAGTTTCACTAACTTGAAAAGGGTCATTACAACCAAAAAGCCTCAACAAGGCTAAAATGGATTACACAAATCCAAAGCACTACTACAAGTGCAAAAGAATGTTGGAACAAAGCTCCAACAAGGCCTCCACCAGAGACCACAACACGCCAAACAGGCGAATATAATAAATACAAATTATAACCAACAATAGGTTATAATAACGGCAGCATAAAGCCACCATAAATTGGGGGGGTGCAAAGCACCCCCCCACGGCTCCCAAACAATATGGGGAAAAACACAAAATGTTCGCCAAACATACCTCGCGCAAATATGCGCG